CGAGGAGAGAACGATGACCATCGATGAGAGACTGCGAGAGATTGACGATCACGCCCCATACATCGCAGCCCTGGAGGCCGCCGACCTTGGAGGCATCCTTGGCGGCCAGTGGTCGTGCGAGGATCGCGAGGGATGCGACACGGCGTGGATGCTGCGCGTCGTTGAAATTCAGACCGGAGAGGAGCCGGTCGCGCTTGGTGAGGCAATTAGCCTGCTGCGAAGCGGGCACGCTCCACGCGGGGCTACACCGTACCCCTGGACGGCCGAGAGGCTGCTAGAGATTCGCCGCCGAGATCAGTGAGACTGCCCAAACCCCAGCCGGCCCCGGCCGGCGAAACCAGAGGAGAGAACGATGGCAAAGAAGGCAGCAAAAAAGAAAACGGTAGCGAAGAAGGCCGACAAGGCCGCCGATGTCCTGCCGGGGATGCCCGGCAATTTTGTGGTGATCGGTCTTGGAAGCAAGCAGAACGAGGCGATGGCGGCGGCGATCCGAAGGAAACTTGCCGGCAACTGACGACCCGCCCCTGACCCCCGAACGCGGAAACGCGCGGGGGCATGGAGCGGGCCGCCACCGCGGCGGCCTGGAACATGGAAACCTAGAGACGAGGAGAGCGACGATGATGACGAAAGAACAACAGGCCCGCGAATACGCCGCCGCCCGCGAGGTGCCGCTAATTAGCGTCGGGATGCCGGAAGACAGTGTGACCGTCAACGGGCAGCCGACGCCGATTCAGAGCACCACAGGCTGCCGCCTGTCCGTAGTGAACTGGCTGCGGTCGGAAGGTTGGGGCCAACTCGACGAGATCGTCGAGGACGATGGTCAGATCGGCCGCGTGACCTGGACGCAGCACGAAGACGGCACCTGGGAGGCGACGAGCATCGAGTGGTCGGATGTCGCCTGACGGCCCGGCCCTGACCCCCGTCCGCGGAAACGCGACCGGGGCGACGGGCGGGCCGACGCGGCCCCGAACGTGAGAACCCAAACCCGAGGAGAGAACGATGAACGCGACTTCATACGAATACACGGTCGAGTGCCGGGGCGCGACTACCAACCCCTGCTATTACGAGATTCAGATGATCGAGGCAGCCTGCCCGCTGTGGCGGCGTTCCGACGATCTGTCCGATTGCACAGAGTTCGCCATGCTGCGATTCGGCAAACGAGCGCACGCGGCCGACGATCCCCGAGGAGACTTGGCAGGCAGTCGAGCAGTGGGCGACCATCAACGGATGACGCAGGAACGAGACAATTAGCGACCGATTACCCAGCCGGCCCCGGCCGGCGAAACACGAGGGCACCGTGAACACCTCTGACGAGAAAGAGATCGTTAAGTTTGATGCGGATTGCATGATCCGGCGACTGTGGACGGTCGCGAGTCAGGCAATCGCGGACGATGGCTTGAGCCGGCAGGATCGGCTTGGCTACGAGGCCGACATGCGCCTGCGGCCCCTCCACGAGCGACTTGTCGCCTTGGGGTGGATCGTGGAAACCTCGACGCATGGGAGCGTCTACTACTCAAGAGGCGGCGAGCGGCTGCGACTGTCGAATCACGAGGTGCCCTGGACGGCCGAGAGGCAAGACGCCAGCGACAACGGGCGATGGTCGTGGCATCGCAGCGGCTACCAGATCATCACAGAGCGGCAGTCGCTTGATGAATGCATGAGCGAGATCGACGCGATTGATTGTGAACTGCGGGACGAGTGACCGATTACCCAGCCGGCCCCGGCCGGCGAAACCAGAGGAGAGAACGATGAAGACGGCGACGAGGAAAAAGCACGGCGTGATCGTCACGGCCGGCAAGACGCACAGGACGAAAACGATCTGGAACCGCGGGCATCGCATGGTGACGTACCGCCGGCAGCCGCTGCGAATCCGGTTCAAGTCGAGGATGGTCAACGACGCGAACCAGAACCTCTGCGGCGGATGGTTCATGGACGGTGCCACGGGCGACGATATCAACCGGCAGATCGAAAAGCAGTTGATCGCGGGCCGCAAGCCGCTGGGCGTCATGGTGTTTTGGGACGAGGACGCGACCGCGGCGAAGGAGTGCGTGACGCGGCTCAAGGCCGCCGGCCTCGTGGTGCGGACGCTGCGAGGGTGGCGGTCAGGCCAGCAGTTCGTGGAAGCCTGCCACGACATTCGCGTGGGTGAGATTGGCGACCTGGGCGACCTCGTGAGCGACTACATCGAAAGCGGCGCCTTTGGTGACGCGGACGTGGACGGGCTGTGCAAAGAGTTCGCCATCTATTCGCGACGGAAACTCAAGTCGTTCCTGAGAGGCAACTGGGACATTCCAGAGTGCCCGGCCTGGGCGACGGGCCTCATCCTGGGCTACCCGGTCGAGAACACGATCAGCCTTTACGCCAACGCGATTTCCTGACACACACGCCACGGCGGGCCGCCGCAGCCCCCGAGCGTAGAAACCCCGTGCGGCGGAACGAGGAGAGACGCGATGAAATACGTCCTGTCAGACGTTGCCGGCGAGAACTATCGGTGCGCCGACGGCATGTGGAGCGAGAGCCTGGATGACGCGGAGCGATTCGACCACGACGCGGCGAAGGTACGGCAGGAGGAACTCCTGACGGCCGGCGTCCACACCCGGATCGTGGAAACCCACGGCAGGAAGCGAAAGACCTCCGAGGCGATGGTCATGCGGGTGTCGAAGGGTCTGGATGCCGTCGAGCGGGCCTGGGCCGGCAAGACCATCGGCATCGGCTACGAGGCCGACGTGGAGGTCGGGAGGATCGTCCTGACGCTCCAGCCTGAAGATTCACCGCAGGATGCTCTGCGGATCAGCGTGGACGTGGCGAACATTTGGATCGGTGAAGGCGAGGAGAACTAGATCATGGAGAAAATCAACCTGGGCGACTACATGACGGTGGCCGAGGCCCGCGAGGCTCTCGGCGCCAGCCAGCGAGGAATCTGGCGGGCGATCAGCCGGGCCGGCAGGGACAAGGTCTGCATCCGGTTTCTTGACCGGACGCTCGTCAAGAAGTCGGCGCTGGAAGTGCTCAAGGAGCACTACTATCCGTACTACTCCGAGGCCCATCAGAGTAAGGTGAAGGAGTGGGGGAGCCGTGGCGGCAAGGCCAAGGCGGCGGCGAAGAAGGCGGTCAAGAAAACCAAACCCAGGAGCACCCGACCGTGACAACGAACCGACTCTCGCCCTACGAGGCAGGCTGGCTGACCATGCTGGTAGAGCAGGGGATATGCACGAGGGGGGACGCCCAGGCGGCCATGAACCGCGTGGCCCAGGCTGCCATCGATGAACTGAACGCCCGCCGCGAAGCGGAGAAGTACGTTCGCAAGAAGAAGCGGAAAAAACGCGAGGACGAGTAGGCTACTGGTCGATAAACTACCCAGCAAGAAACAAGGAGGGGGCAATGGAACTGCATGATGGAGACAAGGTGTGGCTGGCCTTCGCGGTCGCGGAGTCCGATGGCACGGCGAAGGCGTTTGTCCATCGCGGAACGGTCATTTCGGCGCAGCACCGGATCGTGGAAACCGGAGGCATAGTCAGGGCTGTCTATCCGTTTGAGCGAGTCTGCGAGTGCGAGGCCGAGGGATGGCAGGCATGCGCGGCAATGCTGGGCGGATTCGTGAGCACGATACAGCAAAAAATTGACGAGTGCAGCCGCAAGGCCGCACAATTGCAAGTCGGGAAGGCGGTGCCGCAGTGACGTGGAACGAACTCGTTCGCGGCCTGCTGCTCGTGCGGCTGGGCCAGGAACTAGGCACCGACAGCCCGCTGGCCCGGTCGATTCACGGGCTGATCGACACGCTGCTCCAGGCTATTCGTTGAATCGCGGCCGCGGCGACGATGCGTGCCGCCGCGAGTGGCAAGGCAGGCACAGCAGGCGCAAATTAGAGAGCGAGTCGCTGCCGCCGGCAGCCTTCTCGTGAATGTGGTCGATCTGCGCCTTCTCGCGGACGATCATGCCGCAGAGTTGGCACTGACCCCCGTCCCGCGCAATGACCGCGAGCCTCGTGCGCTGCCACGCGGCAGACCCGTACCCGCGGGCCGTCGAGGACGGGCGTGCCTCACGCGGGCGGGCCAGCCACTGCGGGCGGAACGTCGGGATTTTTCGCGGCATATTGCCAGCCTGTCATGAGGACGCGATGAACGTGACGGTTCTTCCACCACTCCCACACAGCCCTTGCGACCAAGTTGGCGAGGATGGAGATCAGCAGCATCGCGACAACGGTGCCGTATTTCTTGCGGCAGCGGAGCCGGAGCCTCGCCCGCAACACCTCCTCCATCCGATCCGGCGGCGCGTCGAGCGGGTAGTCCTCGACCGCCATCTCGACCAGTTGGTCGCGCAGGCCGCCGTGGATCGCCAGCCGCAGGCCGCCGACCTTGGCGACGTGCTCCTTCAGCGAGGCGTATTTGATTGCTTCGGGCATTTGCCGTCCTTGCATGTTGGCGTCACGAGCACGCTCTTGGGCACCTTCCCCGTTCCGCCGCAATCCTGACAGGTCATGCGCACGACTCCGTCACCAACGACTCCGGCGCCGCGGCACGTTGGGCATGTGTCCCCAGGCTTCGGAGCCGGGGCCGGCGGCGCGGGGGCCGGCGGTGCGGCCATGATCGAATACAGCCCCGTCGGCGCCACGAACGCCTGAATGTCATCGACGGTGGGCGCCGGCGAGCAGGCCAGCGGTAGGGAAATGACGGCCAGCACGCCGCAGCACGCCAGCGCGTCGAGTATTGCGAGTCGCATCAGATGTGCCCCGTAGCGCCGAACGTGGTGTGCTTCCGGCGAGGCCAGCCGGCAACGCTCGACAGCGCGATGCACGAGCAGCGGTCAATCGTGTCGGCCAACGCCCAAAACGAACCATCTGGAATGTCGACGTCCGTTCCGCGAACGCGACGAGGGCCGCGGTTCCACTTGCTCCACGAGTTGTTCCAGAGGACGAGCGCCTGCCCGTACTTCTTCACGGTGTCGGGCCGGTCGTCGTAGCCCAGCCAGGATTCCGCGTGCGCCCAACGGGCGTTCTGTTCGGCCACGCCGTCCTCGTTGCGGGTGCTTGAGAACCCAAGGCCGGAGCAATTGAACACGCCGAAGCCGGCGGCCAGGAAGTCGCGGACTTGCTCGCGGCCCTTCAGGAACGTGGCGGTGCGAGCGACGTGCTGCTTCGACTCCGCGAGCCACTCGGCGCCGGGGGCGCGGGAGCCGCCCAGCCGCAGCGTGGCGGTGGTGTAGTTGGTGAGGTCGATCTTGAGGTCAGGGTAGGGCTTGCGAAGCAGGAAGCCCTTCTCGCAGGCGACCTTGGCGGCCTCGCTGCACACCCACCCGTCGCCGTCATACCCGCGCCACGCCCACAGGCTCTCGCTGGCGATGACGGAGTTGCGGACGCCCTCCGGCGGAAGGTCGGGGGCCACCTCGACGTGGCCCGATACCTCGTCGGGAAGGCCGTTCGCGATCTCCATGCCCAGCGACGTGAGAAGGCAGTTCGCGCTTGCCTTCGATACGCAGTCGCCAGTGAGTTGCGCTGGCCCAGGCCAGCAGTCGGGGAACACCTTCATCACCGCAGGGAACAGGAGCGTCAGTTTCCCGGCCCCGGCCCCGGCGAACTCCCACTCATGGGCCACGTCTTCGCCAACGGGGTTGCCGCCGCTGCGAATGATGTAGTCGGCAAAAATCTCGTCGGAGCGAGGATTCTTTCGGCAGCCGACGAGGCCGGCGCCGTAAGCCGAACGCGGATCAAAGTCACTCGCCATGAATCGTGAACGTCCATGAGAGGACACCGCAGGCCGCGACCATCTTTCCGCGAGCGTCTGCGTCGAGCGTCTTGATGTCGGCGCCGTTCGCGGCCACGAACACCTCGTCAATCGCCGGCCCCAGGCCGTCGTACTTCCCCACGTCCTTACGGTCGATGGCGAGGTCGAGGCTGCCGGCGTGGAACGCTTCAAACTTGTTCGTGTCGGTGATGATCGGAGTCGGCCGGTCGCCGTCGCGCAAAAGCACGAAGGCGATGGCCTCGTAGAAGTTCGCGAGATAGGCCCGGTCGCGGGGCGTCATCTTGCTCGCGATGGGTCGCAGGCTTGTGGCCCACTTGAGCGACTCCGGCGGCGGGGCGGGCGCGAGAACCTTGGCCGGCGAGGGCGGCCACTCCATCTCCAGCACGGCGCCCTTCCAGGCGAAGAACAGCAGCATGGCGGCCACGATGTAGCGGGGCTTCACTGGTCTGACCCTTGGACGAGGGCGTGAGTGATCGCTTCGATGGCCTTGCCAGCCTCGTCGCTGACGCCGCCCGTCTCCACGAGCCGGGCACGCACGCTCGCCAAGGCGACCATCGCGGCCTGGTAGGTCACGCCGGGGCGGGCCGGAGCCGGGGCAGGGGCGGGCGAGGGCAGCCGCTTGAGGTACGGGGCCAATTTCGGCCACAGGCCAACCAGGGCGGCGGCTCCGGTGCCCAGCACGCCGATGGCGATGGAGTCGATGGTCACTTGCGGCCCTCCAGCGTGGCGACGACCCAATCGAAGGCCGCTTTGCCTTCCGGCGTCTGCAAGATGGCCTCGACGTGGTCGAGGGCTTCGTCGTCCAGTTCGGTGCTCGACTTCCCTGCCGCCCACTTGAGCGCGGCGCAGATGGCGACGGCTCGCGAGTGCGGGTCGGCGGCCTCCGCGATGGCCTGGAGGCGACCAATCATCGGCGCCCACTCCGCGAACATCTTCAGTTTGTCGAGCAGCGGCATCCCGGCCCCGTAGACTTCATTTTCGTCCATCGCGATCCTCCTTGTGGCGGTTCAGAAACCGCTGGTACTCCAGGCTTGCGGTTCGGGCCTCGCTGGTCAGACAGCCCCGGCAGTAGGGCGTGTCTCGGACGCTGGAGAACAGCGGCGGGCTGTCGTCCCCGTGTCGAGGAAAGTCCCTCTGGTCGATTTCGTCGTCGTCAATCGGTGCCATGTACGACGAAATTCATGAGGTCATAGCAATCGGAAAACGCGGCCTCCACGATCTCCTTGGCCTCCGTCCGACTCATGGCGCGGTCAAACTTCCACAACTCGTCCGATGTCACGTCGTCACCCTGCCTCACCATGAGGCGGGCTTCCCGCGGCGCCACCAGTAGTCGTATTTCGGCCAGCATCCATGTCGCACTCGGTAGCCTTATCTATCCTAGCACGCCACGCCCCAGCGAGGCGGGCTTCCCGCTCGGCCGGAGTCCATTCAGCGCGGATTTTGGCGGCCTCTCGGCGTATCTCGTCGCGAGTCGGCAGATACACGTCTGACTCAAGCCGGGCGGGCAGGCCCAGGCTGGCGGCGGCGGCCTCCAACTGGGCCGGCGTGAAGTCCATCTCCTCCGCGATCTCCTCCATCGTGAGTTCCCCTTTCCATAGGTGGCGTATAGCCCGCTTCTGGTTGGGGGTGAGCGTCATGGAAGGATGGCGACGTATCTGCTCCCAGGATTGAGATAGAGTTGGTATCCGGCCGCCCTCATGTTCTTGTGCAACAAGACGTGCTCGCAATCGCTACCCTCGTACCGGACGCCAAGGGCGTAGAACGCATCGGCCGCGTAAACGCACAGGCCGCCAAACGCCGAATTCATCGGGATCGGAGGCGATGCGACGGGCGGCAGAAGCATGTGAAACCACAACATTCCGCCCGGCTTGTCGCGACGATCCTCCCAAAAATTGAGGCGGGCAGCCCAGGCGTCGTACTGGGCGATGCCTAGCGTCTCGTCGGCGGCGTGCTGCATGAAAAGCGACACGCTCGCCATCGCTCCAGGCACCGCCTGGAACACGCTCGACCGAAGGTCGCACAGCCGCCCGATTGAGTTCAATATGCCGACGACGCTAAACCCGCCGTGAGGGTCAAGGTCGAGGACGACGACGTAGTCGGCGTCGGGATGGTGCCCGAAAGCCCAATCCCGGCAGCGGTTCCGGTATTCCGCCAGCCGCACCGTCCGCTCCGGCTCAAACCCGCGAACGTCAGGGCGGTCGAGAGTGGCGTGCTCGGTCGTCACCCAAGGCCGCGAGGCGGCGAACTCCTTGAGAACCGTGTCTGTCCCGTCGGTCGAATCGTTCTCAAAGACGTAGAAGACCGCTTTGCGGAACATGGCCGCCGCCTCCTCGACCAACGCCAGCGTGTTGGTCAGGTGCGGCATCGCGTTCCTGGCGATGGCGAGGAACACGGCCTTCGTTCGCTTCGCTGTGTCGAGGCCGACCGTAGCGTGCTTACGGTATTCAGCGTCGTACTCCGGCTCGACGTGCCACAGGTCTTCTGGACGCTTCATTCTTCGCCCTCGACGGGCAGCGAATCAATGGCTGGCGCGAACACCCAAAAGTGCTGCGGGTGCGCGTCGGCGTGCGGGTGCTTCATCAGTCGCACTCCGTCCCGGCCCAGCCGCTCCAACTGCTCTCCCACGGCCTGCTGTGTGTCGTGAATCTCGATGAGGAACCGCGTGCCGATGAAGTCCTCCGGCGTGGCCCCTGCCAGGACAGTCGCCTCGGCGCCCTCCACGTCGATCTTGACGAAGTCGATCTCGTCGGTGCCGAAATACTGCTTGCACACGCCGCGAAGGGCATCGAGCGAAAGTGTCGTGACGCTGACGGTCTGCGCGACCGGAGCATCCTCCTGGCCCCCTGCCCCGATGGGGTGGTCGGCAAGCAGCGAGGACTGCCGCGTGTCCGGTCGAAGATGGAAGTCGGCCACGGCGTGCTTCTCGCCGGCCGCCACCATCATGTGGTGGACGTTGCTCGGCAGCCCGTTCAGCAGTTCGCCGTAGGCCCGCGGGTCAGGCTCAATCGCCAGGACGTGGTCGAACTGGGTCGCCAGCCAGCGAGTCCACTCGCCGGTATTCGCGCCGATGTCGATTGCTACGCGGCAGCGACCGGCGACCGCACGATCCGCGAACTCGGCCAGAAATTCTTCTTCCATCACTTTGCCTCGCACTGTGAAAGAAACGCTCGCACGTCCCCCGCGGAGTAACACACCGCGGTGTCGCACCCCGCGTCAGCCAACTGACGCAGACGGTGCTGTTGAATCTTTGTTGGGTGCTCCCCAGGCCGCTTGAATTCCATCCACGCCGCCCGCCCGTTCTTGATCGCCAGCACGTCGGGCAGCCCGGTCATCTGGTACGCGCCGCCGTGCAACTTGATCGCGAACCACCCCATCTCCTTGGCCGCCGCCATTCCCTTGGCGACGATTGTCTTCTCTAGCGGCTTCCGGCCGGCACCAGATACCCGCACGGCGTGAACCGGAACTCCGGCGGCGTCCACCTCTGACGCCGCAGCCCGACGCGCCGCTGCTCGCGCTCCTCTGGACTCCACGTCGCGCGAATCGCTGCCGCGCGGTCGTGAATTTCTTCGATTGAGGGGTCGGGCTGGTTTTGACGCTTGACGCGGCGCGGTAGCGAATACGCTCGCCCTAACTTCCACAGCCGCACGAGCGTGACGCCCAGTTCCTTTGCGACTTGCGTGTTTGTCTTCGTTTCGTCGTACCACAGTTCGTACAGTTTTTCGCGTGTGAAGTTCATGCTCACCTTCTCCTTGGTGTTGCGGAATAAGTAGCCAACCAGATCAAGCAATCGACAAGCGGGACGGGCGCGGCCCGTCAACGTGGTTCACGGGCGGCAGGCGACGACCGGAGTCGGCATGGCGGCTGCCCAGGCGCGAGGCCGCGACAATGCCGGCAGCGGTAGCGGCAACGGCGATCATCGTGAACAAGTCGCGGCGAATCACGGCAAGACTCCATTCCTGCGGGGGTCAATAGTGTCGCGGACGGTAGCCTACTGGTCAAGGTCTTTTTTCGGCTCGTGCTCGCCGCAGCCGGCCTCGCTCGACACGACCGGGAACCGCCACGGCTCGTCGGGGAAATTCCCCGGCCGGCAGGGCGGCAGCCGCCGACACTCCCCGGCACCGTCGCCGGCCGGGCGGAAAAACAGGCAGTCTGCGCAGGTCATTTCTTCCTCGCCTTCGCGCGGGCCTTCTCCGCGATGTCCATCGCGATGGCGACCGCCTGGGGATGCGGCGTTCCGGCCTTCACTTCGGCCGAGATATTCGCCGCGAGGTTGGCCTTGATCGCCTTCTCGGTCTTGCCGCCTTTTTTGAGTGGCATCACGCTGCTCCTTGTAGCACCTTCTCGCGGCGGGCCAGTTCCACGTCGGAATCGACCATCATCCGCACGAGGCCGTCGAAATCGACCGCCGGCCACCACAGCAACTCGCTGCGGGCCTTGTCGGGGTCGCCCAGCAGGAAATCGACCTCCGCGGGCCGGTAATAGCGTGGGTCGATGACGACGTAGTCCCGGTATTCCAGGCCCGCGTGGGCAAAGGCCCGCTCGCAGAACTCCCGCACCGTGTGCGCCTGCCCCGTCGCCACGACGTAGTCTCCGGGCGTCTCCTGCTGGAGCATGAGCCACATGGCGCGGACGTAGTCCCCAGCGAACCCCCAATCCCGGCGGGCGTCGAGGTTGCCCAGGTGGAGCGTCGATTGCAGGCCCGCCTTGATCCGGCCCACGGCCCGCGTGATCTTCCTCGTCACGAACGTCTCACCGCGGCGAGGACTCTCGTGGTTAAAGAGGATGCCGCACGAGGCGTGCAGGCCGTAGGACTCGCGGTAGTTCGCCGTGATCCAGTGGGCGTAGACCTTGGCGCACCCGTAGGGCGACCGGGGGTGGAACGGCGTGGCCTCGCCCTGCGGGGGCGGCGTCGAGCCGAACATCTCGGAACTGGAGGCTTGGTAGTAGCGGCAGCGGTTGCCAGTGGCGTCCTCGTAGTCGCGGATGGCCTCCAGCATCCGCAGCGTGCCGACCCCCGTGGCGTCGGCCGTGTAGACAGGCTGGTCGAAACTGACGCGGACGTGCGACTGCGCGGCCAGATGGTAGACCTCGTGCGGCGCCACGTCGCGGACGATGCGGCTCATCGCCGTGCCGTCTGCCACGTCGCCATAGTGCAGTTTGAGTTGGTCGTAGAGGTGGTCGAT